AACCAGCAGCACTCAAGGCTGGCAAGGTTAGTGTTACATCTTTGTATTGATGAAACCCACCCCCATTTGTATTCCCTGATTCGTTTACCGCAAGTTTCTCTGCTGTAAAAGCCATTCTGTTTCTCCATTGTTAAAATCCTCCCCTCACCTTTTAAAATAAGGGGAGAATAGGGTTTGTTTACTACGCTTCGTCAGAACCAAGTACAGCCTGAGTAGTGCTACCAAGGCCATTTGCATACCAGTTTGTAGCATCTGACTCAATTTCTATATAGTCGCCTATGATAGAAGTACCATCCCCAACGAATGTGATAGTATCTTCGGCAGCCATAAGAGCAATAACACCACCACTACAATGAGAACCCTGGATAGTAGTGTCATTTGAATCAGTTGTTATGATATGACCAACAGATGATAAAACAGGAGCGCCATGCACAAATTTATACTTTAGACCTATTGCATTGGCTGGCAAAGTTACTGCCACACCATCAGCTTTTGCAAGTATAAAAGTTGTCCCACTTTGTGCGGTTGTCGGTGTTAATGTAGCACCAGTTACCAGAACCTGTGATACGGCATTGCTGGAAACATAACTTGAATAATCGACTGTTGCAACGGTTGAAGTTACGTCCATAACGCTATACCTTACTCCGTCAGTACCAATCATCAGAATTGTGTCACCATTTTTAAGACCATAAGAAGCGGCTGCAAGATCGAAGTAGCCACTAGCACCCATAGTTGCCAACGTTACTGCTTCCTTATACTGGAAAATATCCCCAGCATTGGTGTTGGCTACCTCATTTGATATAAAATTCGCTGCTGTAAAAGCCATTTCATTCTCCTTACTTAATTGTTAAAATACTATTATGCTGGTACAGTCTGGTAAATTACTCTTGCAATGCCCTGTGGTTCACGAACAACCGCACCTGCTTTAAGTATACCGTTTACCAACCATGAAGTTCTTTCAGGAACCCAATCAATAGAAGTTCGGATATCCAGACCAACAGCCATTCCAACAGCGGCTTTTGGATAAGCATAAGCATAACTGTCTACAGAGTCTACTTTTGCAATTCCACCTTCGCTTCTCTGCCCAATTATCTTAAATTCAAAACCCATAAAGGTATTAACTTCTCCATTTATGAGTGCCTTAACTGAAGCATAATCAGAACTTGTGATCTTCTCTTCGGCTAACATGTGTGACATGGCATTTGCATCACAAATGATACAAACTTTGTCATCTGTTTCGAGATTATGGTAATGCTCTCTTAACGCCAAAAGAACAGCAATAGTAAAACCTGTTGTTCCAAGAGCCTGATAAGAAAAGCCTATTTCTGCATCACCATAAGTATACGTTAATGAATCTGTCCAAGATACTCCAGACACATCTTCCATATCTGCGATAGCATCAATAACTAACTGATCGTCTCTACGACCAAGTGCCTTGCCAACGGTACTTGCAAGTTCCATTTTCTCATCAAAATTGACTTCCTGCTGTGCAAAAATATCAGTATATTCAGGAGCAAGCCAATCCGTCAATGTGCATGGCTGTAAATCGTGACCGATGTTCATTGGTGTTACAAGCGACTGAATTGCCTTCTGATTTGCAAGACCTTTTCCCATTCTGCGGAAATTGTAGACATCCCCAACTACGTTGTTACGAGCTGTAACTGTACCACGAAGAGTTTGCATACCCTGATAGACATGCTTTACTTCTTCGTCAAATTCTTTTTTCGCTACTGATGGTAGATTGATAGACATGATAAACCTCTTTTTGAATTAATATTGAGTTCTAGTGAAGCATCTCAATACCGTGTCCGAAACTTCGGGGGTATGATTTTGCTTTTTACAGCAAATCCCTTTGTTTCAGGCTCAAAAAGAGGTATCTGAAAGGATTTTATTACATTGACATTTTGTCAATTTGTTACTTTGTCACAAGCTATAACATGGGTGTATCCTCCTGTCAAGTTATTTCTGCATATTTTCTAATGTTTTTTTCTTTGCTTCGTAATCTGCGTTGAAAGCGGAGTCTGTTATTATTCTTCTGTTGCCATTCTTGTCTTCTTCAAACTGCATTTCAAGTATTTCTGCCTGTAAATCTGTTGATGCCTGCCCAACCTCGTCTGGGCTAAGCGCACCATGTTCTGTTTTTGCTATAAGTGCCTGTAATATCTTCACTGTTTTAGTAGATAGCGGTATTTCCTTCAAACCTTCGGCATGTTCTTTCTCAAGATTAACACCACCCCAATCAAGGATATCTTTAATCTGTTCACTACCATTTGGGCCAAGAGCCTTCAACTGTTCGTCATCATATTTTTTTTGCAGGTCGGCGTTTTGTTCCATTTTGGCGACTTCAATCTCTCCATATCTTGTTATTATCTGATCAAAACCTTCCTGGTTCATCTTAAGTTCTTTTGCAGTTTCCTTAAAGTTCGCAAGCATCACATCATCATCTGCTATAGAAAATCCAGCATCGGCAAGTTCTTCACTTATTGCTACATTATATGTTTCGGGTGCGCCAACAAATGCTCCCATCATTCTTTCTGCTTCCGGTTGTGCTTTTGCCTGTTCTAATATATTGGCATATTTACTATCATTGAAAAATTCCGGTTTTTCCCCTTCACCTGGTATCCCTTCACCCCAATTCCAAGTAGACGGATCACCGCTATTTACTACTATTTCGTCTGTAGTTTCGGTCGTTTCTGTATTTTCGGTTGTTTCTTCTACTTGATCGCCAAGTTCACCCATTATTTACCTCCGCTATTAATTCTGTTCACTATTCTTATAATATCCTGTTTCAATTTTATAAAGCCAAGATTGTGCCCAACCTGTAAATCAGAAGGGTTTGAATTAACATCAATAGGCATTAAATTCACAAGGTCTTCTTTCCATTTCAATAATAGTTCTTTCCCGGCATCGGTCTGGTAAAACACTCTATGCAGTAATGTCTCGTATGGTGTTGGCATATATTCAACTGGTTTTTGTTCAAAACTTAAGTCATCAAAGCCATTAGACATTTGATTGCCCTCCTTCTGGGGTTATTTGTTGTGAGGCTTCTATTAATGCCTTCCCTACAAGTGCAGCTTCTTCTTCTGGCCTAACAAGATTTAATGGCACATCTAGTTTCTCAGCCCAATAATTAGGAAGTTTTTCTAAACGGGTTGTTCCCATAGCTACCGCTTCCGGTAGTTGCATTATCATTGAGTACCAAACCTGTGAATTAGAAAAATCTTCCATCTCTTTCTGTTTTGCAAGTGGGGATACCATTTTAATTTTAACCTGTCTATCGTTAATTGACATATCTGGCATTTTACCCCTGCTGACAGCGTTATCTAAACATGCTTTTACCATTGGCATAATCAGTTCAGAGTAAAGTCGGCCATGAGAAGTTGATGATCTTTTCATATCGTCTTGATGGCGAAGCATCTGTTCTGTAGCTGATTTAACAGGATCATTAACATCCCCCATTGGTATTGCCATTAATGCTCTGTTTATTCTGTCTTGGATGTCTTTCAGCACTAACTGTGATAATTCTATATCCCCAGATATTGGCATCCGTGACAATGTTGGATTCTGGCTGTTATTTGATGCAACAGGGACAACAACCCCCGGTTTTACAACAAAATTGTGTGGGTTAAAAACATTATCATCAACAGCCGTGAACATTCCGGCAACATGTAGAGCAGCATTTTGTAAATAAAACTCAACAATCTTATTAACGGTTCTTATGTCAGAAAGAAGTCTTATTATCGGGCCACGACCCATTGTTTCGCCAGGAGTTTTTGTAGCACGAAAAATAATACGCCTTTTTGTTTTAAATTCCTGTGCATAGATAATATGCTGTGCTTTATTTTCAAGAAGGATATATTGCTGATATGAATTTGTTTTGGGATTAAATAAATGCCCGTCTATCAAACGTACTTTCTTTAGAGGGTCTTTCTTTAAATCTTCCTTTAATGATTTTCCAATATCGGCTTTTGGCCAATTCAGTAATAGTTGCTCAAGTTCTATTTCATACATCCACCATGATGACCGTATTGGCCCAGATGCCGTGTTTTCTGGATATAGTTCTGGCAATGGTATGTTCTTAAACTTAAATAACGTCTCGTTCCTGTCTATCCTACCAGCAGCTACCTCTATTCCCCCCGTTCCAACTCCCCAATCTTTTAATGTTGGGGTTATTTCTGTTGTAAAGTTTGATTGATGGAAATGTCCAAAGAACTTATTGGTATATTCCTCTAATGTGGCGTTTACTTCTTCTTTATCTTCTTCTTTTATCTCGTCACCAGCTCTAAATTCAAGCCAGTTTAACCAATCTGGGAAGAACCCAGACTGAACTTTGTTTACAAATATATCAAGTCCTTCAACTGCCGTTGAATCAAATACAAATCTTCCTTCTTTTTGACCGGGCGATCTATAATAAAATGTGTTTCTGTCTGGCATTGAATAATCAAATGCTTCGTCATGGAGTGGTTTCCAAATATCGTGGTCAATTACAGCCTTTTTAAATCTTTTGCCAAGTCTACTAACATCACCAAAATATGGATGAACTCTATATTTAGCCATTATTTTCTCCCATCTTTAGCAGTTGCCTTTATTCTTTCAAGTCGTTCTCTGGCTAATCTTCTCTGGCGTAGCATTTCATTATGTTTGTCAATTTTTGCTTTGTATGTACCAGCTGCTCTGGCTTTTTTCTCTTCACGCTTTGATTGCGAATAGCTTTTTGCGTTATGTTTCTCAAAATATTCTCCGATTGTCGTTTTACTCTCAACTTTTTGTTCTTTTTTCTTTGTTTGTTTTTTATTATTAGCCATTATTTTCTCCTGTTCACTTCATCTAGCGATTTCTTCCCAGTTGCACCGCCAAGTTGTTTTGATTCTGTTTTAGCATTTATTTTGCCGAGTGTTGATTTTTTACCCAGACCAACACTGTCAGTTATTTTCTTATTAAGTTGCAGATCCATTATACTATCCCGCTAAGTTTGGTTTTT